AGTAACTCAAATCATCATCGTCTCCATCATCAGCAACTGCTTTCTTTTTGACTGGTTCGATTTTGCGAGGGGCAGATTCAGTCTTTGTCTCGAATGGAGGATCATCGTCATCAATGGAGGTATTGCGAGATGCTGCTGGTTGAACAGAACTACCACTCATGACCTTTTCAAATTCTGCTTTGAGAACATCATAAGCCTTGAACCTACCGGGATCGGTAAACTCACTCAGGCGATGGCAACCATCAATTGCTGCTTGTTGCTTTTCTTCGTCACCACCAAACAGTTCGGCAACAGAGTCAAACTCAGAACTGTCGTAGTTGGTATAACCAGCAACTTTCTTCATGCGAAGTTTGAAGTTCGCACCTTCCCAAATGTCATACACCAAAACCGGCTTATCATCATCAAACTCTGGCTTTGCTTTAGCAACAATCATATCATGAATTTTCTTGCCATAACGGAACAAAAATGTCTTACCATTATTGTCTGGGTTTGCTGGGTCTTTCAGAACCACGATGTTGGAAATGTATTGAGTGCGGCGTTTACGCTTGCGAACCTCTTCTTGGATAGAAGGATCGTTGGTTGCCCAATCAGCGGCATTGCGGTCACTTACGGGGTCAGGCAAGCCGATAGTGCTTGGAGACTCATTGATATACCACTTACCAGTTGTGCCCTTAAACCCAAAGGAATAAGTTTTAACCCAAGGCAAGTCGTCACCTTTTACGGGAGGAAGAAAGTGAATAACAGCAGAGCCATTACCTTCTTTATCGGGAGTCATTGACCAAAACCGAGTATCTTCTTTTCGATTATTTCCACCACCATCAATGTCTTTGGTGATTTTATCAAAAATGGAGGCACGGGATTTGCGGAGTTCGGACAGAGTTGTCATATTCATCTTTCAATTTATAGTTGCTGAAGAAGTCGTCGATTTGGCTTGAATGCTTGAGAGCTAAAGTGCCTTGCTTGACGAAACGGTTTGCTTTGTTCATGCGAACAACATACTTAGGTGCATCAAAACCGTCAATCATGGAAAAAATTGGCGTATGCCGGTTAATCATAATGACAGTCTCATACTGAATATGCCGTGATAACACTGCTGAAATGAACCTCTTTTGAAGGAACCCTTCCAGTGATTTGGCTTTTCCTGAATCAATCAAGGAGCCAATCCACGACAAATCTCTATCCAAAACATGATCAAACGACTGTTTAACCATGTTCCAGTGAGAATAGTTCTCCAACCCTTCTTCTGGGTCAGAATAGAGGAAATCTTTGAATCCATACAGCATGTTTGCTGCTGTCAATTCAATGATTTCTCGTTCGGTTTTAAGAGCCTTGATGAAAGGCAGAATGCGATTGAAATCGCGGCGGGATGATTCTGTTGGAGACCAACTCAGTTTTCCATTTGATTGGAAAACGTCATAGTTGGTAATGAAATGAAGACGAGTTGTGATGTAAAGACGAAACGCTTTTTCAGGTGTCACTTCGGTTCAAGAAAGTTTTTTGTGGTTGAGCAGTTTCTTCAAACGTAAATGTTCGACCATTACGAAGCATGGAATGAAACTCTCCCACTCGATTTGGCTTAAATGTTCCAACTGGATGAGTTTTTCCCTTTCCGGGGAATGCATTCTCATTGGTTCCAATCAGAACGGCTTCTTCTCTGTCATGTGGTTTGTGGAGAATTGAGTCTTGATCGTATTTTTCTCCATGTTTCAATAGAAAATCTTTGAGCTTACCGCCATCATCTGAGTCGGAACCAATGACGACAAATGCTTTTTCATTGACAGGAGTTTCGTGATCGGTTCCCTTGTGTTCAATGTATTTCCCGTTTACAGGAACGTAACCGAATCCATGAGCACGAATTTCCCCACGAAGTTTTTCATATCGCTCAACATTTTCTTCGTCAGGCAAGTTTTGACGACTTGCCGTTAGAATACCAACCTCACGATTTTTGGTATGACTCAGGAGCCGGGAAAGGTTACTCTCATTGAGAATATCTTCTGCAATTTCAATTAAAGATTTTGTCATTTTATTCAATACAAGCTGTGTTATATGCAATTGGGGTGGTGCGAGACATTGAGTATTCTGTCTTGGCTTCTTGGTAAATTTTCTGTTTCAATGTTATTGAAATCAGTGTTGCCAAATCTTCATACTCGCAACCATGAACGTCTGCATACTGACAGATGATCTGAAGGTATGACAATTCTGGGTGAGCAATCTTAGACTCCTCTACCCAGATTGAGAATTTAGACGATGAGGCAGCGTGGAGGGCTAAATTCGGCATTTCGACTATTTGGGTCATCTTTTCGGGTTACCTTGTTGGATGGATGAAGTAGCCATCGGTCACCAAGATTTGCGATTGCCTTTTGAAGGCGCTCTTGATTGCGCTTCACGAGTTCATCAATTTCTTGGTCACTGATTGCTGGTTTGATGTATTTGGACATGATGGTATTGTATCAAAAGTTTGGTTGAATGTCAAGCTAAAATCAATGAATTCCATACAGACGAAGAACGGGGAGCCATCCAAGAATGAAAAAAGAAACATATGAGGACGCCATCCAACAGACATAACGAGCCCGATATTTACCAATCAGAGATGGTGGTTTCAGAGCAATCAAAAACACGTGAACAACCGCTACAACAACGAACGCATAGTTAAACAGTTCGTCCTTTGTCATCAACGGATATTTATTGGAAAGCCAAGAATTGATGCCATATCCATGAAAAAAGGCCATCATCATGGTGATGAAAAATATCACCAAAAAGAAATTGTCCTTTGAACGATTGACACCAAACTTTACGACATTATGTAAGTTTTCTTCCAATGTTTTTGGGTTCTGTGTCAATCGAGTTTTGAATGTTAACCCCATTCGCATTTCAACTGTCCATATGATAACGTATATCGTGGCATAGATCAAAAATGCTTTGGAGTGTTCAGTGAAGAGTAGGTCAGAGTAGTTCATGGCCTGAATTGTATCACGATTTTTACGTGATAGTCAACAGCGCAAAATCATTTTTCTTCTCTACCCTGATTGAACGGTCAAAAACTTCTGGAACAACGTCTTTGTGTGACACCACAAAAACATGGATTCCTGTCCCGATGCTCTCCAAGATGTTCATGAAAACGTCAATAGCATCGGCATCTAAACTCTTGTCAAGGGTTTCATCAAAAATCAGTATGTTTGTGACTGCTGAATTTTTCTGAAGAGCAATTTCACGCCATGCAAACAGGATAGCCAAGTCAATTCTTTGTTTCTCTCCCTCCGAGAAAGAATTGTATGAAAAACTGTCTCTGTTTCTTGACTTGATGGTTTCATTGAACTCGCTATCAAGTTCAAAATTCACAAACAAATCAAAGAGTTGAAGAAAATGGTTGATCTTTTGGTTCATGAGTGGAATGAACTCCTGAACGATCATTGCTTTGACTCCAGAGTCCTTACAAAGTTCCTGTGCTGCCAAAAGAATTGACTGTCGAGCAACCAAGGCGCTCTTTGATTCAACCAGTTCCTCCATTGTCGATAATGCTTCAGTAACATTCTGTTTGACTTTGATTTCAGTGTCGCTCACGTCCTTTAAAACCAGTCCAGAAAGCTGTTCAGTCAGCGTTTTTATCTTCCAATCTGTCTCATTGACCTTTACCAAAGAATCTTCCAATTCTTTCAGGACAGTTTGAAGTTCTGTTTGTTTTTGTTGTAAATTTACAACAATTTCATTCATTTCGTTTCGTTTAGATTCCAACTCAGAAATTTTCTGATTTGACTTGGCATCAATCTCCAATCTTACCTTTTCATCAATGACTTGCTCACAAGTCGGGCACTTCTCCTGATGGTAAAATTCTTTTGTGTCGATCAGGGTTTGAATTTCAGTTGAAATTTTAACCAAAGCATTACTGGCCGATGAACTTGCCTTTGTCAATGCTTCGTTCTTTGCTTTTGTTTTTGATAGCTGTTCTGAAGGCTCTGTAACACTTGAACGAAAATCGTTCAGAGTTTTTAGTTTATCAAGAACATCTTGTCTCTGTCTCTCTATATCACTGGCTTGCTTCTGCTTTTCTTCTTGAATAGAATCAAGAACTTCTTTTGATTTTTTCAAACCATCTTTAACTACAGCAACCTTGATGTCAATATCAGAAATATCTTTTTTGGTTGTTGCAATCCTCTCTCGAACAACCCTTGCGGCCTCAGTAAAGATTTTGATTGGAAGCATTGTCTCCACAACTTCTCGTCGCTGTGGAGTCGATAATCGCATGAAAGGAATGTAGTTTGCCGAACCAATAACAACAACCTGTTTAAACGTCATGAAGTTCATGCCAAGAATCCCATCAAGATATTCCTGATACGATCCTCGGACAGCTTCCTCTTCAATTGGAATCCCGTTCTTCTCAATCAAAAACACCGAAGGTTTCTGTCCACGAGTAACGGTATATGTGTCACCATCACGAGTGAACGCTCCCCTAACGACCATGCCCTTACCATTGATACTGTTAATCAGTTGACCGAGCTTAATGTCTCGATATGGTTTACCAAAAAATACATAGCACATTGAATCAAGAAGGATGCTGGATTTTCCTGCTCCATTCTTTCCTGTAATGATTGTATTTCGGTGAGTATTCAGTGTCAGTTTGGTCGGGGCGTTCCCATAGTTCATGAAGTTTTTAACTTCAATCCACTCAAACAAAATCATAATTTCCTAACTGGTCAAAAATGTCCGACATTTCTTTCAATACAGCATCTCCATCTTGGATTCCATTGGATTTGATGTATGACGATACATAGTCGATTTGCGTTCTCGGAACAACGGAGTCGATGGCGGTTTCAGTAACCACATCTTCATTCGTCTCCAACACCTTAATATCTTCAATTGGGGAAAATCCCATCATTCTCTCTCGATACTCCCCAAATTCTTTGGTCTTGGCACTGGAAGAATCAACTCGAATTCGATGGATGCCTCCATGAATGTCGTCTTTGGTAAATTCTTGTGGATAATCCCACACATGAAACATGGACTTGTTATTTTTCACCCTTTCCATGTTTTTACCATCAAATACCCAAAATCCCTTGGGGTCTTTATAGTCAACCCACGTCAACTCATATGGAGTGCCGGTGTAGTGAACATTGTCTCGAATAGAATGTGTGTGATAGTGTCCAGAAATGACTTTATCAAATCTACCATAGTCGGTGTGGACGTGACCTGCGGTTGATAGTGTCCCGCGATGATATTCAAATCCCAAGAACTCAAAATGTCCAACCGCAACCGAAGCCTTGCTATTTTTCAATAGTTCCTCGGTTTCTTTCTGAGTCTCACGACAAATCCAAGGAAAGCAAGCAAAATCAATTCCACCAAAGTTCACATCCTGTGGTGATGTAATGATGTTAAATTTAGGGTTGTTGTATGGAACAAGAACCTCTGAAACAGTGTTCAAAGAAGTCTTGTCACGATAATAACAGTCGTGATTGCCGATAATAACCAAGAGTTCGATTTTACGTCGAACCAACTCGTTCAGAAATCTTTCTTTAATGAAGTTGCTGGCAAATGTTGTTAGGTGCGATGGCACATCAAACATGTCTCCGACTTGAAGAATATGTTTGATTCCACGATCCTCCATGAAATCAAACATATTGTCAATAGATTTTCCAAAATAGTCATGAAAAGCTGGTGATGACTTGCGAGCACCAATATGCATGTCTCCAAGAACCACAACCATAATCAATCCTCAATGGAAGCAGTGCTGGACTTGCGTTGGTCAGAAAGTTCTTTGGCTCGCAGTTTGGTTTTCTCTTTTTTTGCAGCAAGTTTTTCTTCAAACTCATCAACGTCGAAATATGGAATGAAGTCGTTTGATGTTGGGTCAATTTCTCCATCATTACCAATCTCGTCATCCATGGATTCCAGTGGATTGGTGATATACATTTTTGCCTTGACGTATGACTCTCGCTTTTCGTTCCAAATCATGTCAATGAAAACCCTGAAGCATACCCGACTGAAGTATGAGAATGCATATGGACTCAGGTTGGCATCATATTTTAGAACTTTCTCGCAACAAGTAACGTATGCCTCGGAAACCATATCGTCACGAAAAGAATATCGAGCGAAGTTGTATTTCGAGGCATACTGTGTTGCAATCAGCATGAAACAGTCTGCAATGAATTTAGGGATGTCTGGTTGAGGGTTCCCTTTATCCATTTCACCCAAGGCAAAGTCACGGTAGGTGCGGAGAGCATTGGAGAAATCTTGATTGTTGACGTAATTCATTGTTGGTTATGGTAAAGTTGAACATAGACTGTATTATAGCAAAAACACATAACCAAGTCAAGCGTTTAGTTCAAATCTATCCGACTTGCCTTAACTGAATACTTCCCACCACAAGTGACGCTGGCATTTTTTGAAACGTATGTGTCAAAATTTCCCTCTACATTCATGTTGGCATTTCCGCCAACAAGAACTTCTGCATTTCCATCAACTTGTATTTTTGTGTTTCCTTGAACAACGATAGTCAAGTTTCCCATAACGCTTGTATCTGAGTCTTGAGCAACATGCGTTCGTTGGTTTCCCTCAATGATGGCGTTTGTGTCATATGCGGAAATCTGATTGATGTCCTTTTTTGACTTCACAACAAATGTGCCATTTGGATGAACTTCAATGAATGAACCTGATGCATGATAAACGTGCAATCTCTCATATCCCGGAGTGTCATCGAGTTCAACAACATGTCCAGAAATGGTTTCCGTTACCTTATTGAATGGATACTTCGTGTTGTATTGTGTTTGTGGTTCAGATATTGTTGCCTTACCAGCACTTTTTCCTGTTGTTAGAGACCTACGCTTCTTTTCAATGGCTGTATCACTAATGATACCACGAGCAAGTCTGGATACATCAACTTCATTATGCCTTCGTGGGAACTCTCCGTTCGGATCAACGAACCCTCTGATTGGGTTATTTGCCGAAGGAGCAACAGAAATTTTCTTCTCAGTTACAATCTGCTTCGTGTCCTCTTTGAACTCAACCTTTTTCTCCTCTTTCAGCACAACTGGTTGACAAACTCCATTTTCATAGGTTCTTGTAATGGCAATAAGTTGTGTTTTTTCTTCGTTGAATCTACGAATCAACCCCGGCCAGAGTTTTGGCGAAGATTTGAAATTAACTTCAACATTTTGTATACGATAGTCGTACAAAATTTCAATGACTTTTGAATCACAAACATTTGGTTCTGGGTTACCAACAGCACTCTTTATGATTGATGCTGCTCCTCCCGGACCATGTTGAACTGACATTGACCAAATTGCTTCATGGATAGCTTTTTTCCTGTTTGTTATGCTTGGAGGAAGTTTGTCTACACAAACCTGATAGTATTGTCGTTCAATGTATTTGTGTTGGTCAGCAAGAAAATCAACCCTATTTGAACTCCCTAAACTTCTCCACATTGAATCGAATGCTTGAGTTGCTGGAGACAGCCCGCCAAATTTATCAGAATAAACTGATGCTTTAAGATACTGATTGACTGGAGAATTTATGATCTGTGCTTTTTTAACACTGTCTCTTGTTGGGGTATCTGGTCCCTTCAGGTATGAAGCAAACTGATATGCTCCATATGAAGCTCCACCCAAGTCAGCACCGTTTGAATATGCATTAACTGTTCCTGGGTTTCCATTGGATTCATGTTTTGCCGAAACCGAACCAAGTTTTGACGGAATAACCCTTCCCGGATCGTTTGAATTTTCTTCAACAATTGGAGTTGGGGTTTCAGTTGGAGGTGTTGGTGGAGAAGTTGTTACTGGAGTCCCATCGCTTGTTGAGATCGGATTTCCTGAACTATCTCTAACGACGTTTTGGTCATCAACAGAACTTTCGCTGAATATCAACTCTTCACCAACAGCATCCTTCACCTCTTTAACTGGGTTTCCATGAATTGAACCAATAACTACTGGGTATTGATTATCGTTGTCCAAAAATTCAACAGCAACCCATGCTCCCTGAACAATTCCAGTTGGCGATATTCCAATACCAGATACACTACCCGATTGAATAGGACACAGACACATTGCCCACGGCAAACTTGAGATTGGGACAAGACTTGTATCGTCTGTGTGAATGCCGAAAATTCGGACACGAACTCGACCTGCTTTTAGTGGGTCGTTAATATCTTCAATTACACCAAATTTCATTTTTAACCAATCGTGCAGTGATGAACTCGGAATGTTCCCTTGGGGGTTACCATCCGTTCTTCTTTACTTGGATCAATATTTATGACAATGTTTCGAGGAAGAATGATTTCCCTTTCTCCTTCATGGTCATCGCCGCGAACGTATGCACATGGATGTCCCTTTGGAACATGGATTTTCATGATGTCACCATGTTCTGGATGCTTTGATGCAAAATCATTGGCTGCTCTAATCGACAAACTTGTTGACGTAAATGCGGGATGATGAACGCTATTAGAAGCCTCTAAGACAGCCGCATGTTCCTTAGACGTGCCTGACCATACAACCATGTCCATCGGTGCCTTGTGGCTCGATATAACGTCATCCAGAGGCATCCTATCGACCTTCTTTCCGTCAATAAGGTCTTTATTGATTGACGAATCCTTGACATACGCATGAATGACTTTTTGTTCCTTACTCGTATAGTCTGGAAACTTTGAATCAACAGCATCAATTGCCTTGCGAAGTCCAATCTGAAACGCTTTCCTTGCCGAAGACTGAACTTGATCTGCTCTGTCTGGATGAACACGAGAAATTCGACCATCGGGCATGGCAACTGCATACATCTCTGGGTCGGTTGGATGATTTATTAGAGTGTCACCAACAAAATCTTTTGGTGATGGAGCATGCTCCTTTGGGCCAAGATAGTTAAAGTATTGTGGAGTCTCAAACGACTCATTGACATCACCAACCCTGTCAATATCAGAAAAGCTCTTTGGAATCGAAGGATGGATTCTCATTTTGAAATTAAACTTTCTTTGTTTAGTTTAAGCGACATACTATGTCTTTCTCTGTCAAACGTATGATGTATCCCAGTAACCAAATATCGACCACTGAAAACTCGATCAGCAGTTGATAAAAACGTCGTATCGACTGACTCTCCATCGGGAATATGTCCAGAGAACATTACGAACTCAACAACTTGTCCCGTCAAGATTCCCATTCTTCCGGGAACGTCTATTTGGATAGTTTGTGACTGAATACTTGAAATTTCAGTCAGACGTTTTCTAAACCAAACATCTGAACTATCATCAACCATGCCATTAAAACTTGAACTTGGAGTGACCTTTGTTCTAAAAACAGAATTGAGTTTGCGAACAGCGTTGTTTGTTCCAAGAGGAGATTTGTTTAACCTATTGTATTCTTTAAATGAATCAGTGAAGTCATATAAGTCGTACAGATACTCTTTCTTGAATGGATCAACTCTTAGAGTCCGAGCACCAAGAGCACCAGAACTAACTCGATTGATGTAGTCAAACGTATCATCTACCCACATATTTTCAACAATCGACTGTCGGTTATCGAATGAGGTGTCTCCAAGTATGTTTGACACTTCAGACACATTTCTTGTCTTTGGGTTGATTGTAAAAAAGTAAGTTGCTGATGCTGGCTTATCGACCAAGTTGTCAATTGCATCAAAAACAAAATAGTCCATGTTTTCAAAAAATACAAATGACGGAGAACGCTGCTTCTTTGAAATGGCCCTCTCCATGATGTACCTAATGTTTTGACTTGGTGACCAATAGTTTGAGATGTATGAAATGTTACCAACAGACTCTCCGAGAACAAGAGTCTTTTCTGTCATGAGTGAACCAGTTTTGCTTAAAATGGATTTTACCAAGTCACTTGGGTTTCCAGAAAAAGATTTAGGTATCTTTATATTCATGTCAGCAAGACACTCAAGAGACAAGCACTTTAGAGTATAGACAAATCCTCGGTCAGAGATTTGCTCTCTATCTGAGAGTTTATACAAAAAGCACGTATACGTATTCAGTCCACCGACGTTAGCCTGATCTCTTAGGTCTATCGTGATAAGTTCTTCTCCAATGATTGGAAGTTTGTCGATCAGTCCGATATTGTCCATGATGGAAATATCAAGAGACATGAAAGGAGACGAGATGCTTTCATATACATCAATTTTCACCATAAGGTCAGTTATGTCTACCGGAGACTCACTGCTGAAACTATGGAGATGGATGTAATTTAAAAGATACCCACCAATTTGTGTTGTTTTTTCGGTACTCATGTAGAAATTGTGTTAATGTAGTTTCCAACAAATTCAGACAGAACTTCTTGTTTTAAAATCTTGATGTTTCTCTTTTTTTCATTCTCTGAAATTTCATACTCAAGATTCGTGACTATAATCTTTTCGGTATTGAATTCATCTGTCGGTCTACCATATAGAGGTTCGATGTAGTGATGAACGCCAAGAATATCGGTATATTTTTTCTGACAGTATTTTCTAAGAATCTTATCAGACTTTGGAAAATCTTCATATGGGTCAAATTTTTCATTCAGAAGCATTATAACCCAATGATATGCAGTTGTCCCATAAAATTTATACGAAATCATCTCTGGGGTTTCATTGTCTGCAATCCGATAGTCCGTGAAAAACATTGGTTCATTTTTTAACTTTGGGTCAAGTCTCACCACTCTAATTATGTCCTGAACAGCAACGCTCTCTGTCTTCGATATTTTGTACGGTATGACTGGAAAATTCTTAAAAAGCATCAGAAGCCCTTCCTGACTCTATCTTGAGTCAATGTCTCGATTTCTTTGAACCGAAGAGACATATTGGTAATGATTGGTTCACCATTCTCCAAAGACTGAAAAGTTCCTTGTGAGCCATAATTTACACTGATTGACTCAAGAACACAACTTGAAATTTTGTTCAATGATGTGTTCTCTTTTTCTGCTCCGGTAGAATCAATAAACCCATACTGAATGTCAAATTCTGCTGGGTACAAATACAAAAACTGACCGTATCCCTTCAGAACCTCGGGATGAGAGTATAACTTGAATGCATATATGATGTCTTTCACCATCAGTGCCTCAACGCTGTCATTTGGTGCAAACTGAAACTCAAACTGAAAAGACCTATTGCCCATTGATTTAAACAACAAGTCTTTCTTTGGGTTATATGCCGTTCTTGATAGAGTTGAGACTGTGTTATTGCTTGATGCAGCCAAAATTCTACCAAGGTTCTTTGTAACAGCCATTGGAGAATCCATTGCTTGTTGAACTGCTCCAGCTAAGTCAGAGTTTGCCAATCGAGCCAACTTGTCTTCTGATATATCATAATTGGCATAGTGACTCGTTGAAATTGATGCTGGCGCATATAGAGTTATGGACGACTCCAATCTCTTTTGACAGCTTCAAAGTTTCTGTTATCGTATTCCCAAACGCAGCAGTACCTGCTGCTCCAACTGCTCCACCAACTCCGGCAGCAACTGCCTGATATTTTCCAGCAAACAGGTGCTTTGCTGCAGCCGCTGCTGTCATACCACCCAATACAATGCTTGCTGCCTTTGCGTTCGCATTTACTGTTTCAACTGACCCAGTGTTAGTTCGGTTCTGATCCTGATAGTCTACCGGCCTATCCGTAAAAGACACATTTTTTTGAGTAATCAATGATGATTCTTCATCTAAATTTATAAAAAATCGAACAAAATGGTTGTTCAATGGTTTTATTGGATACTTTAGAGAAGAATTTATTCTTCGATCTTGGTCAGTAACAGTTGAAGCCGCTTCAACTGTTGGTTCTTTTGGCGTATTGTCAGCAATTGTGTTTATTACCGTAACGGCATTAACAACACCATCATCACCTGGAGCAGATTCAAACCCAGCAACATTCCCATTTGAATCAAAAATTACATTGTTTGCCATAAATTCTTCCTTTTCTTGACTACTTATCTAAGTAGCTGATGACAAAATACCGCCAAGGCATATTCAAGCCAAAGAACACATCAAAATACAAAGGTGACCCAACAAACATCGTTTATCGGTCATCATGGGAAAGGATTGTCTTTTCGTATCTCGATCAACATTCAAACTGTATTGGTTGGTCGTCCGAAGAAACTATCATTCCGTATCGCTCTCCCGTTGATGGAAAAATTCACCGATACTTCGTTGATATAAAAGCAACATTCAAGACAAACAATACCGCAAAAACTTTTCTGATTGAGATCAAGCCGTTTGCACAAACACAACCACCAACCAGTAAGAACAAAAGAGTTCTATTGGAAGCAACAGCAACTTATGCTGTCAATCAAGCCAAATGGGATGCAGCAAGGAAACTTTGTAAAGAGTCTGGATATGAATTCATGATTCTGACAGAGTATGAGATAGGTCTCAAAAAGCGTTAAAACGGCCTACAAGGCCATCAAAACGATTTGGTAAGGGGTCAGGTAGTACAACCAACTATAACGTCTTATAGAGCCTTTAAAAATTATTTTGAGCGAGGGCTTGACAAGGAAGTCGTGATGTGATACACTCAACCTTATGTGGAAGATTGTACAATAATATATTCAAAAATTAGTGTACGGGCCGTAGGCCCATAAATCCCTATGGGGGATTTATATAAGAATATAATTATATACTAATTTTAGAATCCTTAGAGGATTCTAGGCCTACGGCCATTGTTTAATTATTCAAAAATTAGTGTACATTTATACAATCTTCCACATAAGGTTGAGTGTATCACGAAACTCATTCGTTGTCAATACCTCCGCGCAAAATAATTTTGCTTGACATGCTCTGAAAGCTGTGTCACACTACGAAAATGAACATACAAGAATCATATAACTTAAAAGTTTTGCTTGAAACTTTAGACAAGCCATACTCACTCACAGACATAACAGATAAGAACGACCACATAGTTCAACATCTACGGTCAGTTGATGGAGCAACGGACATCAAACTTCAGGCAGTTGATGTTCACCCAGAACAAACATTCATATCCTACTTGAAAGATGGAGCATATGAAATTCACCATCACGTTTCAAGAGATGCTGGTCAATTCAATGGAAAGAACATTTCAAAAACAACGCCATCTAAATTTGTCTCAACGGTTTTTGATTTCGTTAAAAGTAAAGTTGATGATGGACATCCTGTCAGAATCATTTCTGCTGATTCGCATTTTAACGTATATCATCGGCTATCAAAAATAATTTCCAACAAACATGGATTTTCGGTAACTGACGGAACAAAAGATTCTGATGGAAACAACGTCTTTACTATCTCAAAAGAGAAATTTAGTTATGGAACATAATCAATTTTTGAATCAAGTCTTTTTGGCATCTCTTTCTATCAGATATGAGACTACCAAGATTGAACATGAGATTTCAGACAAACATGTCGAAGATGGCTTCAGTGAAGTCAATGTTTTTGAATGTAAGGATACGTCATATCAAATTTTTGTTGGTAAGCGCGGATATTTCAATGAATTTTTTGTTGTTCAAGATGGCGCAGAGGTAAACACATTGAATGACCCAAAACTGGTTGCAACTGTTATTGAAATCGTTCTCACTCAAGGCCCAATGCGGGTTGTTGATACAATGGAGAACTCCATCACATGGAAGCATCTGTTCAACATCATTGCAACAGTAAAGCCGATCCACGTTGGATATACTGAGTGCTATGGGAATGGGTTCCATGTCTTTGTTGTTCAAAAACGACACCCATCACTTATTCCACTGAAAATCAACAAACCTCTAAAAATTGTGCTATAATTCAAACCTCTTTACTTGAGGAATAACCAATTTGAGCTACACGTTTCTGACAAATCATATCAAATTTCCATAAAATGCCAACAATCCTTAAAGCTTATAAGTACCGAGTCTATCCGACTCAAGTACAAGCTGAGTTCCTTGATAGGAACTTTGGAGCAGTGCGTTTTCTATGGAATCAATTTGTTTCATCGTTTAATAGCTATAACGTCGGTCCAGTCATACCGGAGAACGAGAAAATCCTGAAAGATAGGAATCTCTGGATGCATGACGTTATCTCGTATGCTCTCCAGCAAAAGAGGATGGACTGGTTTGAATTCAAGAAACAGTTCTTCAATAAGAAACGAAAAGTCAAGTTAGGTAGACCGTCATACAAGAAACGCAATGTTTCTAATGATTCTTTCCGGTTACCCGGAGCATGCATCGGATTCAATGCTGGAGTGAATTTCGCCAAAGGAACAATAAAGCTTCCTAAAATGACTCCGTTGAAAGTCGTTTATGATCGACGTTTCTCGGGTCAACTTCGTTCAGTAACACTTTCAAAGAACAAATGCAATCAATATTTCGTTTCAATACTCGTTGAAACTGAAACTGAAACTGAAACTGAAACTGAAGTAAAACAAAATACTGGTCGCTCAATCGGTATTGATCTTGGTCTAAAGCATCTTTGTATCCTTTCAAACGGCATGAAGATTGATAATCCAAGATGGTTTCGTAAAACTCAAACGAAACTCAAAAGAGCGCAGCAGCATCTTTCAAGGAAGACTAAAGGGTCTAACCGTAGAGAAAAACAACGATTGAAAGTAGCAAAGCTACATCAAAAAGTTGCAAATCAACGAAAAGACTTTCAGCATAACTTTTCGACATGGTTAGTAAACAACTATGATACAATCATTACTGAGGACTTAAACGTCAAAGGTATGGTCAAAAATCGTAAGTTGGCTAAGTCGATTAGTGATGCAAGTTGGTCAAGCATGGTCTCTATGATTTCTTATAAGTCAAACTGGTACGGTAGGTCATTTCATAAGATTGATCGTTGGTGTCCATCAAGTAAGACTTGTTCTCATTGCGGTCATAAAGAAAACAACATGGGATTGCAAATTCGTGACTGGAAATGCCCAAGTTGTGGAACTGAACATGATCGTGACTTAAATGCTGCTTTAAACATACTCCATAAAGGTCTTGACGATCTTTATGGGGTTTCATCGGAAGAATTATCCGATTACAGACGTGGAGAAGGATTAAGACCCGAGGCGCTTGCGCCGAAGGCACCTTCATTGAACCGTCTAGTCAGTTTTATCGAATTTGATAGAACGACGTAATTATTCAGACCAACCTATTCGGTTGCGAGTATAACCACTTGTAATTGACGTGAAATGACAATTTTAATTGCACATCACCCCGAGACAGATGATTTGGCTTTGTTTGAAAGTGATGGTGAGTTCTGGATTGGAGTCTATGACAAGTTTTTGACTCACCAAAATCCAGAACCATCATACACATGGATTTCAAATGCAACCAGTAAGGCTGATGGAATCCGAAAACTGTTTCAGTTGGACAAGAACACATGTTGATTTTGTCTGTTATTGCTATTTGGTTTATTGCCTCTGGGGTATGGTTCTATCAAAACAGAGGCAATAACTCCAGAAAAGACAAAAAGACTGATTGGATTTTCATCCCGCCAATTCTTTTAGTTGCCTTTGTTATTTCTCTGTTTAAGTTTCCGCAATGAAGACTTCTGAACTACCAAAGGTCGGTCATGCCGGTTGGGCAAGATTTAAAGTCATGGGAGAGGGTGTGGTTATTGGGCAGAAACACTACTTCCGAGCCACTTTCTTTGGAATAATGGATCATTTCGTTGATTCAAACCACACAGTTTCGACAGAGATCGAATCCAATGAGAATTTCTGACCTTCCAAAGATTCACGAACATCATAGTATACTGCTGTTGTTCATTCAATGGTGGTGGCCTTATCCGTTACCACCGGGAGAGTGTGCTGTGACGAAAGCAGGTATCAATGAGTCAACTGTGAACTTGGTGAAAATCAATGAAGACATCTGATCTACCATTAATATCGCCGTATGACGGAATACAGGCATTTCCTACTTCTTGTCAATGGGTAGTTGTTTTCCCAATTGATTGGAAGAAAGTGAATACAATTTTCCATTCACTTCACAGTCTTCAAAAACCATTCTACCAATTTGTACCACTTGGACGTTATGCAGACCTCTGAATTACCTCGACGGAAAGCCGGTTTTGATTGGGGATTTGACACACCTCACATGAAGGTTATGTTGACCATCCAAATCGAATACATCTTTGAATTACACGATATGCAAAACAACATCAGGTTAACCCTGAGACAAATCAAATGCGAGTGAATGATCTACCAAGAATCGGTAGTCGATGGATCAAACCGTTTCAATTGGTTTTTCGTGTTGGTAGACCAACAGCGACAGTCTACTTCATGCGAGAATGTAGCAAAATGTATGCTGTAATCCATGAATCTCTAAAGAACGTCAAATATGAAAGTTAAAATCTCAAACTACACCACTTGGTATGGCCCATACCAGATAGCAGGAATACTATTGTTCTGGATGGACAAAGAAGATGACCGGGTTCACAAGTTTGGTGAATGGCTATCCGAGACATTTCTCAATGACTTCTGTGAGTGGGTGCATTCTAAGAAGAAGCGAAAGATTGATGTTCAGATTGATAACTTCGATACGTGGAACATGGATCATACTCTGGCGCATATCATCCTTCCGATGCTGAAGACAATCAAGGAGCAGAAGCAGGATAGTCCATATACCGATGATAGTGATACACCAATCTGGCTCCACTCTACTCTACTCCCTGCAGAGGACGACTATCACACCGATGGACATTTCCATGCGCGGTGGGTATGGATTCTCGATGAGATGATCTGGACATTTGAACAGATTGTTTGTGACGATGAAGAAACGGAGATGATTCTGGCGGGTGATTGGAATAAACGAGACCTCCATGAGAAACGAATCTCCAATGGTCTGAGGTTGTTTGGAAAATACTACCGGAGTTTGTGGACTTAATTGACTACAGTTGATTTTCTGTGATACAATAGAACCATCAACAGGAACTACATCATGAAAATCCACAAGACTGTAGTCACGATTACCGTCAAAAACTCCATTGACGATACGTATCGTCTCGAAGAAGGCAACATTGAAGTGTGGTATGATCGTTCTGCTGGCGTCTGGATTGCTGCTGTGTTCAATTCCATCGGTGACCAGATTGGAGATGCAGAGTTTGCTGGGTCAAGGATACGGGCGTTCAACTCAATTGCCCGTTATCGTGACGACATCCGAGTCATCTGAAAGGAACATACATAATGAACAAAACAATCAAAGTTAAAGTTAAGCATCAAGGTGATGCCGTTGTTGGCGAAGAAGGATACATGGCTATCCGTGGCGAAAACGTCGTTGCTTTCTATTTGGATGGATGGGGTAAAACTGGTCGTGCATACTGCGAAGCATCTTCTTGTTCGTTGATGATCAACGGTATACAAAAAATGTATCCATCAATGCTGATCTCTGATGGCGATGATGAATCTGCTTGGTCTGAAATCTACTTCCCTGAATTTGAAGGATGGGACGTTCATTCTGTCAATGGTGGCAAGACCATGAGTGTTTGCTTGATTAAACCTGAATCTTTCAAGGAGTAAATTTTGGCAGCAATTGAAAAAATTTGTGAATTCTTAGGTGAGTATGCATCCACAGAGATGTACCGATACAAGCGCAATCATATCCAAGTGATGCCGAAGTTCCGCAAAGAATTCCGGGGCAAAGATCATGTGTTGCACATCTTCAAACCTGAAGTTCGGATTGAAACAAAAGGTAAGTCGATCATCTGGATTATGGGTGAAAATTACTTCCATCCGTATGACGAAAATGACTATCAAACATATCAGGCATACGTTCAGGGAGAGCTTGCCCACTGGCGAGGTAAACTTGTCAATGAATATGAGTTTGCATTGGAAGTTCCTGATCTTCCCGGCGAAGTTGGGGGCATCTACATGAACGAGACTTACAACTTACGACAAACTATCAAGCGGCTGAAACGCATGTTGCGTTGCCGTGAAGTCATCATCAAGAAACACAACTGCTCTTACTGGGAATGGAGACAATCTAAATGAGTGGCGGTCACTTTGACTACAATCAGTATCAGATTCAAGACATCATTGAGAAGCTTGAATCCCATTTGAATGGGACTGAACCGTTCTATGAAGATTACAGTCAAGAAACTCTGGATGAGTTCAATAAAGGCTTGGATATTCTCAAGAAAGCCTATGTTTATAGCCAGAGGATTGACTGGTTGTTGAGTGCCGATGACGGGGAATCAACTTTTCACCGGCGACTAAATGAAGAATTAGATGCACTTGAGTGATTTGCCATCAACAAAATCTGATGGAAGCACAACCTGCTTCCGTGTGGTGTTTCTTCCATCTACAATTGCAAAAAGACCAAGCGATTATCAAGTGAAATCTGTCTGGACGTCATTGACTCACAAGTATTTCCACTTGAGCGAACCAATTTTGAATTCTGTTGGAAAAGTTTTGACTACAGTTCAGCTTCTGTGATACAATAGAACCATCGAAACAAACCACAAGGAACCTTTATCATGATTAAAGAATTCAACGGCAAGAAATACATTTTCATTTCGCATGACATTAAAGTCTCTTATGCGTGTCCTAAATGTGTAGCATGGAATAAAACTGATCTCTGCAACGCCCTCAGTGATGATTGCGATGACGGCTACTTTTCTGAAGCCGATGACCGAACACCAGAAGTCACGGACAACCAAGAACAAATGACTCTCCGCGATCAGTTTGCAATGGCTACAATCAACGGTCTGGTTGCAAGTAAAACTTATTCAACAGAGCATGGTGCGGAATTTGCAGCCAGAACAGCATATGCATTTGCTGATGCGATGATGAAAGAACGTGCAAAATGATTCCAATCTGTAATCTCTGGGTCAATCCAGAAACCCACAACTATGAAGTTGACCGTTGCGATCATCCAATATCGGAGTTGATTCCTGTTGTAAAGCAACAGGCTCCGCTAACCCATGATCAGATTGAAGCCATTGGGAAACTGATTCTTGATCACGGGTTTCACGAATGGGAAGGACTGCAACCTTGGGTATATACCTTCGTCAAAGCAGTTGAAACTGCACACGGAATTACAAAATGACCGTTTTCAAGTATTTTTCAGTGCGTCGAAATAGAACCAATTGCATCATCCGATGGACTCGTTTTAACTTGGCTGAATTTGACAACATTGATGCTGGATACTGTCTCGATAATGAAGCAGTTTGTTTTGCAGGGGAGATGAAATGACAACATGGGTTCTTTTCTTCTGGTTCACTTCTGGCTCTCAGATGGAGACTGGAACAATCCAGAATCTAAAATCGCTTGATGAATGCAATAGAGTTGCAATTGTCATCAATGATACGATGCCAAGACATCCTCGTGTTCCCTGTCATCGTTGCATTGAGGTCTATACGAAATGACAAACTTCGACCACATTTACATGCAGATGGCGAGGGAGATTGCTACAGCATCCAAGGCAAAGCGAAAGAAAGTTGGGTCAATCCTTGTCACAAACAATGGAGTCTTGTTGCCCGGATACAATGGCACTCCCGCTGGATGGTCTAATGCATGCGAAGATTCAAATGACGTCACTCTACCAACGGTGATTCATGCGGAACTTAATTGTATACTGAAGGCTGCAAAAGAGGGCGTCAGTGTCATTGATTCGACAATCTATGTAACACTATCGCCGTGCCTTGCTTGTTCCGCAATGCTTGCTCAAGCTGGAGTAAAACGGATCGTGTATGACGAGGAATATCGAGACCTTAGTGGTGTGAATCTGTTGCTTCAGAAAGACATCTTAGTTGAGCGTCTATGCGAGTGAGTGACCTTCCATGTATCCAATTCATTGATCGGCTCGATGTAATGTCAACAAGGTGGAACATTTCAGCGCCTTCACTAGGCAGACCCATTAGACGCACAAACTTAAACTTGACTTTAGACAAGTTTTGGTCAATTCAGATAGTCTTTAACTATTTGACTACAATTCGTTTCCTTGATACAATAGAACAATGAAACAATATAAACAAATCCACATCGCCTTCCCTGACATTGACTTTCAGAGAGCCATTCGCATGACATTTACTGCTTTGGTTGAAAACGACGAGTTTCTGTGTGCAGCCCCAAATAATCAAAAAGAAGCCATCGTTATTTTGGCTGCTGCTTTTGCCAAAGCCAACTACTTGCTTAGGTGGGACAAAGAACCACGGGATCACAGTGATTACATTCGGTCAAAACTTTATGTTGGTTGCACACCACACCCTCTGGATTGGGATGTTCAGTATTACTACGATACAGCATCAAAAGAAGTCTACTCTGGAACATGTAATTGACTACAGTTGAGTTTTCGTGATACAATAGAACCATCGAAACAAACCAAGGAAACTTTATTATGGCAAACTACAAAATCGGTGATCGTGTTGAATACATTGTTAATGGTGTTGTCTATGACACCGGAACTGTTACTCGTGTAGAAAACTGGGATGCTGGCCAGTGGTGGGCTAGGTGGGATTCTGATTCAATGGAGAATACTTTCGATGAGACTGACGATGCTTTTCGCAAAGTCGTAGCAACTACTGAATGGTTTGAGAATACTTCAACAAGAAACATTCGTCCGAAATTCATGTTTGAATTTCTGATGTCAGATGGAACTGTTCGTCAAGGTGGAATTAACGAAGTTCCGGGAATTGACTGGAACACCAACAAAGAAGATGACGGATACCCTCACGTTGTCAAGTATCGACTGATCAGCACCATTTAACTAAAAGGAAACTACATCATGGAACTCGCATTTTTCGTTTATCTCGCCGGTCTTGTTGGGAAAATATCATTCGCTTTGTTCATCATATTGTTCCTTTACGGAGTTGGTGTTTTTGGATACACGGTATACGTCACCGCCGATAACACCGATAGTTACCGCAAGAAAATCCCATACCAGAAACGATGGGCAATTGGATGGCTTTGTTTAGCAATGTTGTCTGCTTTCATTCCATCGGAAAAGACTATGTGGCTAATTTTGGGTGCGTATGGCACACAAAAAGCAGTGCAGTCAGAGATTGGTGCTGATATCATTGAAATCATCAACCTGAAGATCAAGAAAGAACTCGAAGCAATGAAAGGCGAAAAGAAATGATTACTGTCAATATGTCCAACAAGTTTCTGAAGCTGAATCATCGGAAGCAGAAAAAGAAAATCAACTTGATGTTGCGAACCTTGATTCATAATGCCTTGATGTATGCAGGGGTTGATTCAGTTCCACTTGTTCGTGACACCAAGAGGAGTTTCGTGCAATTTGCAACAGCAGACATTTCTGGTAAACGGGTAACATTCACATTCTGTGACGAGATTTAAGGAATCATATGTCGAAATTTAAAGTTGGTGACCGTGTTCAATATGTCGTTGATGGTGTTGTCTCTGATACAGGGACGGTTGTTCGACGATATAATGAAAATGAAACTTCTTGGTGGGCTATGTGGGACGGAACGAATAGAGAACAGCACTTCAATGATGACAACGATAATTTCCGTCGCATCCCTCATACACTTGAAGAAACCGTTGCCATGCTGACGAAATCTTTGGATGAAGTCAAGGCAACTCTACAACAACTGATTGCAAAACAATCATTATGATTAAAATCAACCATAAAATACCAACTCTATCTGAGTGTCGTCAGATAGCAGCACAGAAACCAGAGTTCCGTGAGATCAAAAAAGACGGATATGTTGTTTTTGATTATGCCATCAATGACAGTCACACATTCGATAATCCAAGTTCATTGGAGATGCGTGGCATTGCATTCAATGAACTTGGCGTTGTTGTTTCTCTTGGGCTTCATAAGTTTTTTAACTATGGAGAAAAACAAAATCAGAGCATCGTTTTGGATGGAACCGAAGAAGTTCTGGAAAAACTTGATGGGTCAATGATTCGAGTCATCCAAAAGGGAGACTCATGGGTATTTGGGACTCGGGCAGGAGAAACTGATTACTCGGTTATGACTCATCGTTGGCTTGATTCACAACAAGACGATGTTCGGAACGGATATGTCGAATTTATTGAGATGTGTTTGAGTCAGAGTTTTTTCCCAGTCTTTGAGTTTTGGTCTCCTGAAAATTCAGTTGTTATTAACTACGACAAACCTTTCTTGAAACTGTTGGCTATTCGGGACTACAACGGCGATTATGTCACCTATGAAACCATGCGGTATGTTTCTGGAATATATGGTATTGGGATGGCCTCCAAACAGAGTTTTGGGTTTGATGAAGCCATTAAAACATATTCTTCCATGACTGGCATTGAGGGATTCATTATCCGAAATCAAGGTGACTGGGTGAAAATCAAAACCGAAGAATACTGTATGATTCATCGGGCAGTTGATGGAATCAAATTTGATAAAGATGTGTGCTTGGCAGTTTTGGACGGTTTGATTGATGACATCATTCCAAAGTTGGTTGAACCTCGAAAGTCACAAGTGATTGCATTGAGTGATTCTATTGTTGCAGCAATGCAACGAATTTCAACTGAAGTGAAGGCACACTTTGAAGTTTTAATGAACCTCTGTGATGATCGCAAGACCTTTGCGATTGCTATTCTTGATAACAAATTCAAGTCAGAACTGTTTGCATTGGCAGATGGAAAAGATGTTGACGTTGTTATTCAGAAGCGTTTCCGAACTGCTGCTGGAGGTATCCACACTTGGGCTGCATTTTACAAAGAATTTGTTGAAACTTAACAGTTCCCTTTACCTTTCTTGGTTGATGTGATACAATTCAGTCATCAACCAAGAAAGGTTTTTCCACATCATGTCTTCCATCCGAATCAACCTCAAACAGTTTCTTGTCAATAGCAGCGATGGTGTTGACTTCTTCAATCGCCCACAGACCTATGGTAACTTCCGTATGGCTGTTGCTGGTGCGTCACTGAATTGCTATCAGAACAAGACTCGTATCGTCTACACGAAAGAGAAACGTCGTGCCAAACGGATCGTCGCGCCACAGTTGACTGCCTCTGGTAAACCAAGCAAGAAACCTCCAGTTGTTCAGAACATTCCGGGTCATGTTCGGTGGAAAATCTATGCAATCCCAAACGTGATCGTAAAGATGATCGAAACGCAAGGTCAGAAAATCGTTCAACATAAAAACCATTTTTCAATTGAAAGCAAATGATGCACAATGACACAATCACAATCGACGGAGTTCAATATCTCCGGGCAGGAACCATCAAAGTCAATGATGAATTCCGCAACATCGTTGAAGCCGTTGGTTTTGACTTGGATCGTTTGATTAGAGACGCCAAAGAAATTCAAGCTGACTATGCTCAACAGGGACTGACCCACAATTCCTTGGAGAACGAGGGATACTTGCGCGGCCTGCTTACTGTAAAGGGTTCCTTTGACTATCACGTCAAGTCGTATCAACTGGAAGAAACATCTGAGCATGTTGGTGTTTGCTGCTGAAACAACTGGTAGCTATCTGTGGCTACTTGTTGGTATGATCGAATGCTTCATTTCCCCTATTGAGGGGATTGATGACGAAGAAATTTAAAATCGTGCAAATCTCTGACCTCCCAAAGAAACATGAACGCTTGGTATATTGTCTCGATAGGGTGGCTGGCGACACATTACTCAACGTGCATGCAGAATGCATGTGTCACAATCTGCAAACATTCAAGTATGTTATTGGTGTTGCTTCTGGAATTTACAAACAGCATGCACCCATGATGAAAAATGAAAATCTCTGACCTACCGAAGCCACCAACTAAAATCGACTACCGAAGGACAACTTTGTTTTACGTTGTGGCTCGGGTCCACAACTTGTGGACATTGATTCCGAGGTATGGGTACGTTTCAACTTTGTTTCCAAGATGGGTGCTGGTTCTAAATGAATACCTCTGATCTACCATCAATGAAAACCAAGTGTGGAGTCGTTGTGGATGACTACGACTTTGAAACTCATTACTGGGCGGTTAGTGCTGTCGTCACAAAAACGGAGCTTAGTCTGAACACAGATGATCTTTATGTTGAATTTTCACCAATCGTTGATGTAATTGCCGAAATGGGATGGGCACTGGGATGGGCACTGAGTGAAGAACTATGCTGATACTTGACTTACCAAAGCTGAATCCAACTTACCCATCCTATGATTATGTGTGGGACGTATCACAATTCATTACTTGTGATTTTCTTCATTATCAAGGTATTCTCCGAAATTTTGTTCATCTTCACCGAGACATTCAAGGCGTTCTACCAATTGAGGATGACGAACTATGGTGATAGGCGAACTACCGAAACTTGAAAAGATTAGTGACTGCTACGAGGAAATTCTTCACTACGACACATACAATCGGTTACGACCAGAAGTTGTTAGCAAGACTCGACCAATCGTGCAAATACTTGGAAAAATTCTGGTGGATTTTGACTGCAGTTGATTTTCTGTGATACAATAGAACCATCGAAACAAACCAAGGAAACTTTATCATGAAAACAGTCAAAGTATCCGAAGCCACAGGCCCAGTCCTCAACTGGCTGGTGGCGAAAGCCAACGACGAAAAAGACATCCTGTATGCACAGCACCAATATGGGCGTTTGGTTATTCGGACAGCAGGTGATCATGAAACATGCGACAGTGAATGGTCCTATGCTCCGTCAACCGACTGGGCACAAGGTGGCCCACTGATCGAGCGAGAGGAACTGCATCTACGCAAGTCAGGTTGCGAGTGGCGGTGTGACTATTGGAACGATTCGACACTGAATTTTGATACCAGTTACGGCGACACACCACTCATAGCAGCCATGCGCTGCTACGTAGCAAGCAAACTCGGTGACGTCGTTGATGTTCCAGATGAATTGATTTGACTACAGTTGAGTTTTCGTGATACAATAGAACCATCGAAACAAACCAAGGAACTACATCATGTCAATCGGCAAATACTCCCCAACCGTATCTCGTGCATACGTAGTCAACCAAAACTGGTTCAAAGAAGTCTATGATGACAATGGTTGGGTCACCAGCTATGATGCCCAAGGCTATGATCGGTATGGATATGATAAAGATGACGTTGACCGTGCCGGTAACAATGAATATGCATATGCATATTCAGAGAATGAAGGTCTCTATGAAGACGTTCAATCCGAGTGGGGATATGACGGCAACACACCAGTTTGTCTTGTGAAGAAAGTCACTCCAGTTCAAACCACAATGGTGACTATTGAAATCGACACGTTGCGTCAGATTCTCAATACACTTCGTGAAGTCACTACGACTTTCTTGGATGTTGATGGACAATTTGGTAAGTGTGAACAGGATACAATCGAAAAAGTTTATGCAGCTATTGCGTTGATTCCATCTGAAGTGAAATGAATACGCCCTTGGTGGCAGAAAAATGAAAATCTCTGACCTGAGACACCTTAAACTTCGTCGAAATGGTGCTATAGTCTCGGTTATTGGATTTCCCGTTACTCGTTCTATGGCGCATGCATACGCTTATATGGCGAATTTTCTACCAAACGACAAAATAAACTTGGTAAGATTGACTACAGATCAGATTCTGTGATACAATAGAACCATCGAAACAAACCAAGGAACATTTATCATGAAACACCCACACGCCGAATTGATGAAAGCCTATGCCGACGATTGCACTCTGAAATTTCAAATCAAAGAGCATTGGGGTTGGTCTGACTGCAATTCACCGCGATTCTTTAAAAATGTTGAATACCGAATCAAACCAGAAGAAGTGAAAATGATTCGTGTTGGTCGCCATGAATGGGAAGAACCATTGAAAGAATTTCCTACCGTTGGAACGGTTTGGACATTCTCTTTTGAGCATCACTCTTTACAAGAAATTGTCGATCCGTGGTTCATTAGAAAGGCGATAAGCGAAGGCACAGCCCATCGAACCAAAGAAGCTGCACGACAGCACCGAGAAGCTATGCAATGCATCAACCGTGGAGACATTGAATGACCTACCCAAAGATCAAAGCATACAACTCTTACTACATCACAATTGGGGATTCTCTTGACGATGTTATTGAGTCACTAAGTTCTATTAAGAATGACATGACCGAAAGGGGCATTACTACCGTAAAGATTGA